ACGAGTTTTAAGTTCGTCAATAGCATCATCAATTTCAAGAACTTTATCTCCGTCGCCAGAGCTAATAGCATCTTTCTTTTGTTGGCGTAAATCTGCCATAGCACGGTCATAAGCCCGTTTTTCAGTCTCAGCATGGAACTTTTTAAATTCCATCATAGTAGACTTCATTTCGGATACTTCACGCTTTAGGAACTCATTATCCTTGCGTAATAGGGCATTAATCTCCTTACCACGCTTAACAAAGGTTTCTGCGTCAACCCATTTACCTTCAGGGCCATCATATTGGTCTTGTGGAACCCATCCTTGGCGTTTAGCCTCAGAAAGTGTTTCATCATCGACAATGGTAGTTTCAGGTACTGTGCCACCGCCTTCACTAGACATTCCAGTATCTAATTCCACTGGTACATCATTTGGTGCTACTTGTTCTTGCTCACTCATTTCACTGCTCCTTTTGTACTAAGACCACATCTAGGTCGTTTATCACTCGGTATTCTTTTTCATCGTCTGTTTCGTTTGGTCGGACGAGTTGTCCTGCATAACGTCCAAACTTAACGTAATCCCCGACCTTACACCAAGGTGCAGTCTGGTCGGAGTAAGCAGTAGGCCCAATTTCGACAACGAAGCCTGAGTCTTGTCCAAGCTGCTCTTTGTCTGCTGTGATGTCAGCGATAATAATGCCGCTTTCCGTTGTTCTTTCAACTTGGTCTACCAAAATGAGAACACGATGCCCCGTGGCAATCCAGCCACTGTTGTTTTGAATAGTCGCCATTATGCCCCCTGTATATCTTCATAATCGAGTTCTAGGATTTGATTGACGGCATAGATACCGCCCAATGCAAATTGGTTATCTGCTTCCGTCGTGTACTGACGGTTAGCCCAACCCTCCATAGTTTCCTGCCTTGCCCTTTTCAGGTGTGCAAAAAACTCACTCGTTACTGGATGTTGAATCCACTCCTGCCATTCGCTCTGTACCACTGTTTGCCTCTCTCTCTAGGTTAGACATCATCTCTATTGACTTCAATATCCCATCTACGTGTGCTCTCTTAGCACCGATTTGGGCTTCCAACATGGCAATTGCTTGCCCACTCTTAACACCATCAGCTTGTTCTAATTCTAAAACAGCCTTGGCTTGGAGTTCTGTAATCTTGGCTTGTTGTAGCTCTGCCTCTTGCATGAGCTTGGCAATACCAAGTTTAAATCTGAGTTGGTGATTCATCTGACGCTCTTGGTTCTTCATAGACTCAATTTGCATCTTCTCAGATGGGCCTGGCTTGATAGCGTTAGGGCCTTTAGGGTCAGGGAGAACTTGGTCAATTGCGTAGACTTTAAGTGAATTGAGGTAACGCTTCTGGACTTCATACATATTGAAGCCACCAGAGGTTTGGGCTAACTGTAATACAGCCTGTGCTTGCATTTGGCGTTGACTATCTGAAACAACATTAGGGTCAGCAGCAGGTTTAACTAACTTCATATCCATAGAATAGTCGTCAGGTAGTACAAAGGATAGCTCATTGTTGTACTCGAACTCTACTGGGTCACTTGGGAGGTAAAGTTGATTTAGACGATATAGTTTTTGGAACTCTTCTTTCATGGCTCTCCAAGTACGCTTGAAGATGCCATTAAATACTTTCATACCCTGCTCAACGGTATTACGAGATGTTTCAGCAGGAGTGTTTTGACCAGGTGATACGCCTGTCATAATGTCTGTTGCACCAGCGATACGCTCACCATAGGTAATGAGCATCTGGAGTAACTGGAATAATACTGGGCTTGGTTCACGGACTGGTAATGGGTAAATGTTGGCACGAAGGTCATCGCCTGTACTGTCAACACGCTTCCATTCCATTGGCTTAAAGGTGTAATCGCCACCCTTAATCTTCACGCCACGCCCTAAGAATCCACCACCTGTATTGCTCATTGTTCCAGCATCAATCAACTGGTTAACAATGGTGTTAATAGAATCGTTTAGTGGGCCAAGTAAGGTTCCAAAGCCAAGGTCGTAAAACCCACCATCAGGGCTAGGAATAAAACCGTACTTAGTAAAATACTGCTCAGGATTAATGCGGATAATTTCACCGTTCTCTGCCCTCTCAATAGAATCTTCAAAGTAACGAGCTACGATACGATAGATGATGCCAGTATCCACACGGATGTAAGCAATGTAGGGTTCCTTGTAACCATCTTCATCAAAGTCATGCCAGAAATGGCATTCGTAAAACTCATAAGGAGTATCTGGGTCATCAGTCTGTTGCCATACGCCTTGAGCCTCTTGCTTTGCAGTATTGAGCAAAGTAGTCTTGATTTGACTAGGTGCAGGGGCTTCATCAGAAGGTCTTAGAAAGATACCACGTACTTGACGCTCATGGAGTTCATTTGAGGACAAGTAAATTCGATGTGTGATTCTTGGAGAGTCAATGATTGACTTGGTGTAGTAATTGACAATGAAATCATTAGGAAGAACCAACTCAGAGACATTGTGTCCCTTCACTGGGTCGAAGTATGATTTCTTCACAGCAGTACCTGCAATAGCCTGTACTAATAATGTTTTGTCTGTATTCTCTTCCCAACTTTCGTCCTCTTCAAGTACTTGGTAAGTCATGTGACGAGATACACGTTCTGCACGTTTGTGTAACTCACCATCATCATCTTTACCGAAGACACGACACTGGACTACTTCGTTTTGCCCCAAAAGGGACGGGTATGCCCTAGAATGGTACTGCATTGCTGCAATAGTAATCAGAGGGAACTTGACATTGGATGCACCAGGCCAAGGGAATGTTTTTTTCTCAACAACTTGTAGAGCCAACTTTAAGGCTTTTTCATTGCGCTCTTCCCAGTCAAGACGGGAAGTTAAATCTAAATTGATTTCATTTTGAAGTTTGTATCCCAATGACGATAGGTCATTGTCATCCATTTCTTCTGCAATGTTCTTTGACCGCAAAAGTTGTTCTATCTTCATTATTTACCTTGTTGGAATCTTTACGAGAAAATACTACAGTATTGTATCAGAGTCAATAGTTTGAATTATATACTCTAGTAACCTGTAAACTGTCCTTGTCCTTCAAATAAATTACCCCCAAACTCAGCTTCCCACTCCTCGTCCTCTCTTTCTTCCTGAGAAGGTGCTAGGACAATCTTATCTAGGGCTAACCCTATGTAAGCAAGAGCATCAGTCTGGTCATCGTGCTGACCCCTAGGGAATACCAGCATTTCATCAATTAAAGTGGGATACCAGTTCTTTTCTTTGTTAAATCGTACTCCCCCTGCTCTCATACGAGCCTGAAGTGGCTTGGCACGTTGTTCCTTATCTACTTTAGGGGTAACTGCGTGTAAGTTGATATATTGCCCTCTCTTGACCATTTCGGCATTTAAGAAGGCATCTAGTGTATGTTTGATTTGCCCTTTTTCCGCAATGAATAGGTTAGGCTCGTACTTCTCTTGCACCCAAAACATATTCTCAATAATTTCAAAGCCGTCCCAACGACCCCTTCTAATATCCACGACATGAAGGATACCTTCCGAGTCAATCCCTGCCACCGCAATAACGGTGTAATCCGATTTGGTCTTCTTGGTAATAGCAAAGTCAATGGCAGCGTAATACTCAAGATACTCAGGAGTATCACAATGAATAAAGTCGTCCTTATTGAAGTAAGCATTCTCTGCATCAATTGGTTTATTGAGATATTCTTGGCTATAGCCATCTGGGTTGCCTTGGTTAATATATCCTTGCCTAATCCTCTCTAATACTTCTTTAGGGAGCTTCTCAGGCCATAATAGTTCAGTAAAGTCTTCATTGTGCGCTGCAAAACGCTCAGATACCCATAGGTCATCCTTGAGTAAGCGTTCCAAGGCAGAATCCATGTGTAAGACGGTTCCTACCATTCTTATCTTGCAGTATTCAGAACCGCAAGGGAATAAGTCATTAAATAGCCAATTACGGAACTTCTCACGACGCTGGGGATTCATTACCTGCTCTGCACCCTCGGCATCATCAATAATAATGAGATTAGGGCGTTTACCATTCCATTGGA